CGGCCGAGTTCTATATCCGTACCGCTCTTAAAGCTGCCGGCTACACTGTGAGTCACGTCGCGGTCCAGGGCATCTGGGATGAGGATAAGCCTCAATTTCCAGGTGGCAAATGGGACGAGACGAGACTTCCACATGAAGAGATCGCAAAATGATTTCTCAAGACCCGGGCCCGCAAGGGCCCGGCAAAATAAAAAAAGAAAAAGAAAGCTACAAGCTACAAGCTCCAAGCTGCAAGCTCCAAGCGCCACGAAAAAGACACAATTAAATAGTACAAGGAATTATACAGAATGAAAGTTAAAGAAGCACAAAAAATAACTGGCAGCATGACCCGGACCAGCAAAATGCCTGGCCTGAGCTACAGCCTACCAGCCTGGGAATGCCAAACAGGCGCCAAGCTGCGAAAAGTTAAAGGCACACCGTGCTATGGCTGTTATGCCCTGAAGGGAAACTATTTAAGATATCCAGCAATTAAAAAAGCTCAGTACTACAGACTGGACAGCCTGAAGCATGACTCATGGGTCANGGCTATGGTNGCACANATCAAGCGGCAAAAATGGTTTAGATGGCACGACGCGGGAGACGTACAGAGCGTTGAGCACATGCAAAAAATTATAGAAGTGTGTAAGCTTACACCAGATACTAATCACTGGCTGCCAACACAAGAGAGAAGCTACCTTCCAGATCCTGAAGAGGTTCCAGACAACTTAATAATTAGATTATCAGGAAGCAAGATCGACGGCCCACCTCCAACGGCGTGGACTCACACTTCATCAGTCGTAACGAAGAGCGCAACATGCCCGGCCCCGAACCAGGGCGGCAAGTGTAAAGAATGTAGAGCCTGCTGGACAAAATCAATTTCTAATATATCATACGGAAAACATTAAAATGTGGAGACATCCAAACTATTATAAAGAATTACGTAAGCGTAATAAATCGGATCGGGTAATTAGCAAGCAGCAAGCGACGGCTTCAAGCGAGCGTTCACCTGGTCCGGGCCTCAAGCGTCAAGCTTCAAGCTCCAAGCCACAAGCTAAACCAGAACCTAGTTCAGGTTCTTCAAATAATTTATAGAAGCCTCAAGCCCCAAGCTGCAAGCATCAAGCGTCAAGCCACAAGCTGCAAGCTCCGTTATTCGTGAACCATGAAACATTCGTGAACCATGAAACATGTGAACATGTTTCAAGGGTCCAGGACCAAGGGCCTGGACTAAGATAAAAGTTTTAGTTGGATGTAGTTTATGGAAGGCAATTTGATGTGGGCTGAAGCGGATTTTTTTACTCTTTGTTACTTTAAGCTCTACTGTGAAAAAGGTGCCAAAAGTATTATAGCCCAATAGATCAGGAGTACCCAAAGCGCTAAGGTTTTCAATCCTATTCCAGATAATTCCCTTAGAATTTTTTCTGATTTTTTGGTAAAATTTTGCCTCTGGGCCCATGTCTTAATTAAGGTAACCATGACATGCTTTAATAATCATTTTGTAACTTATCTGGTAGTATAATGTTTGATGGTTTTTCTGTTTTAATAACTAGTCTATGAGCTGTATGACCTTTGTGTCCAACAATAGGAATAGAATTTTCATGCACTTCCATACGTCTCACTGCTGCAAGTTTACCATTTACTTCCACAAATACTTGTGCATTTTTTATTGCGTCGGAGCCTTTTGTAAACTGACTAAGGAACTGCTGAAAATCTTGAACTCTCATAACAATGATAATCGCTTATTTAAATCTTGAATTTGTTTTGCCAACTTCTTATTGTCTTCCGTTAGCTCACTAAGCTGCTTTTGCAATTTACCATTTAATTCTTTATGGCCATCATTAATAGTATATTGCTCAGCAAGACGGTCATTAATTGCTACACGCTCTTTTGTTAAATTAATAATCTTCTCTGACAACTCTTCAACAATTCTCTTGTGTCCATCTAATTGATTTTTATCCAAGACCCATTGGGATTCTCTTTGTTTATATTCCCAAATCTCTTTCTTATGGCTCTCTATAAGAAAAGTTAAATCTAACGCTCCTCTATCATCATTAGTGATAGAACTCTCATTTTCATATGACATATCGTCCCCGTGTTCCTTTATTGTTTTATATGTTTGTTTATCTTTCATATTGACAATATAGGATAGTTACCTTAAATTGTCAATGTATGAGTTTTATAATTTGGCATTTAACAGCCATACTCTCGGTAATGGCATGCTGCTTTATCATTGGGTATAGTATAGGAAAAAAACATGGGAGTTCCAAAAAGATTAACTGAGATGCAGAAGCGCTTTGCTGAGTACGTAGTATTCGGAGGCCCTGATGGACCCGTCTCACAAATGGAAGCTGCAAAACTTGCAGGATATTCAGAAAAAAGATGTAGAGTTGAAGGATCAGAACTAATGAATCCTAGACTATCTCCATTAGTAGTTAAATATGTTGGAGAGCTAAGAGAAGAAAGAATTAGGAAACACGAAGTTACTTATGAGAACCATATTGCTGAACTTGCTCGCCTGAGAGAAGCCGCTTTAAAAAAAGGAAGTTTTTCCTCCGCTGTAAACGCTGAAGCCAACAGGGGAAAAGCAGCAGGATTGTATATAGATAGAAAAATAATAAAAACAGGTAAACTAGAGGAACTGACAGAAGAACAACTAGAAGCAAAAATGAAACAAATCTTAGACGACTACGCTCCACTTTTAAACATGAAGTCTGTTGAAGGGGAAGCTGTTGAGGAACCTGAGAAGATTTCATCTACCTAAATTAAAAGAGATAGATATTCTATCTTCCTTATCTAAATTTGATTCCACACGATGAGACAACCAGCCTGGAAAAATTATTAACATATTAGGCTCCGGAGGTATTCTCCATACAGCAGAATTATATGAAGTATATGTCTGCAAATCAGATGACATCCAATTCTGATCAATTAAATCCCTAGCTGGATGTTTTAATACTAAGTCCCCACTTTGGGCTTTAACATAAAAAACACCAGAAGCTACAGTAGTGTGTATATGCTCAATATTATAATCTTTATAACCATTAATATTTATCCATATATTTTTAATACTTAATGGATGTTTATAATCAATAGCATCTCTATAAATTTCAGCTGCATCTAGAATAGATTTAAATAAATTATTCAAAAGTAAATGTTCTCCTGTAAGACCTGGAGACTGCCATCCACCTACGTTACTGATTTGTACACTCTTAGTATTGCTTTTCATTTCTAAACAATACTGAGCAATATCTTTGACATCTAAGTTTAAATACTCAGAATAGACTGGAGTAGGAAAAAAATCCTGTATCATTTAAAAATTATATTCTCTGTATCCTTTTCACCCAATCCCGAGGAATCATCGTCCGATCCCCAAAGGTAAAGCTACCATCATCTTCTCTATCGTATGATGCAAATAGTTTTATAGAGTTTTTATCTTTTGAATACAACCAACCTTCATTAACAGGTTTAGCTAGTTTCATCTTATCAAACTCTTTTTCATTAGCCCAGCCCGAGTCACTCACACAGTCGATCCACTCCACTCGAACTTTTGGATAAGGTATATCGGGAGTTCCAATTGAGGCAATAGCTTTTCTTCTTTTCCTAGGCATCCTATCTTATACCCTCAAAATCTGTATATGTATGTAAAAAAAAATGAAATTAAGATGAAAACGAATTGCCTCGCGCGCGGGCAATCTGGACAACTTGTCACACTTAGCCTAAATGTGACAAAATAATCTGTCACATGACACTTTTTATTTGCATGAAATGGCAATCATTATTGTTATATACCAACACTTCTAAGCCATTTGTACAAAAAGACACTTTTTCTAGAGTAGTTTTTTTTTAAAAATTTATTTTTTTTTACATACCTATAGGAATCTGTCATGACGCCTTATTCCTGCCATATTTAAGACTCATTCTTACCACTATTCAGCTTAATTGCCACCGTGATCCGTGGGCTGTGATCCCTGTGCCGTGGTGCATGGCCCCTGTGTAATTTATGAGAATCAAACAAAATAAGTCTATTCTCCACAAATTCTATTATCCCACCATCCTTAAGCTCAAAGTCTCCCTTACCTCGCATCATCAATACTCCAGTTACATCAGACTTATCCACATGAAATTCTCCCTCCATCCCCACATGCTGGACGTTAATATAAAACTCTTTTATCTCACATTTTTCTTTCCATTGAATACCCATCTTTCTCGCTAAGAAAAAATTTAACGGATTTTCTAAACTAAGAGGAGAATCATAAAAACATTTACTCCAAGAACTTTCATATTTTTCATCAAAAGAAATAGGAAAGCTACCATGACCATAATAATGAGGTTGTTTAAATAGAAAATATTTTTTAAGAAAACTAAATAAATCTCTATCCTTTATAAAATTATCAATGATCTTTGTTTCCATCTTTCTTCTTTTCAAACTGAGCTTTAAAGCCTTCAACATCAAAATCTTTTAGCTTCTCTCCATTCATCATTTCATTATACTCATCTAATCTTTTTAAAAATTTATGTTTCCATTCTCTTAAAGCACTATCAGCTATCTTAAACTCTTGATAATATAAATCCGGCGTGCACATCATAATAACACCCTGACGAATATTACTTTTATAATAATAGTCATGAGCCATCGCATACGCTGCAATCTGTAGGTAATAATCTTGTACCCATTCTTCTTTCTTAGGTCTATTACTCTGTTTAAAATCTACAATAGTTTCCAGACCATTGTGCATACAAACCAAGTCAGTACTCCCAGCATATAACCCAGGATAGTGTAACATAATTTCTGAACCATAGACTTCTTCCACAGGCGTAAGACCCACGTCAATAATTTTTTGGGCCATGGCTTTCGCCTCCTGTCCGAGCCCTGTAAGATCATCGTACCCAACTCCTTCGATATGAGACTCGATGAACTTGTGCATGGCAGTCCCCCGCTTACTAGATAAATTCTTGATTCGCTCTGCTTCTGCTTCTCCAACTTTGGCCTTCCAAT